CGAGAATGCGGATGACGAAGCCTCGGTACACACAGCGATTGATGTCCGTGAGAGTGTCACAGATCATCTCGCAGTCATCAGGGAAGTTCACCATCATGTGGCGGTACAACACAAGCTCCAACGACTCCATGATGTCGGGAGTGAAGTGCTTCTCGAACTGGCTGTAGTCCGTCTCGTAAAAAGGGCCCGGAGAAGAGCCTATCATGCGGGTGATGAATTCCGGGCGCAGGTGGATGGGGACGTGCTTGATGAAGGGCCGCATTTCACCATCGGTCAGTTGATGGTCCACCAAACAAGGCTGTCTATACAGCTCAGTCTCCATAAGCTTGAAATAACGACCAGAGAAGACCTTGAACTTGTCGGAGCGAGAATTGATGCCACGAGAGGGCTTGTAGGCTCCATAGGTCTCCTTCTTAACGAACCCCTTGTTGATCTGGTCGTTTGAGTTGAGCCAAGGCTCGTTATTCCAGACGGACCTCAGCTGATCCTTACGCCACTCAGGGTAGTGGGTCCCCTCCAACCAAGCGTCGATGCCGAGGTCGGCATCGGGAGGAATAGGGTTCAGATTGTCGCGGCAGTAGCGCTTCACGAACCGCCTGAGCAGGCGTATCTTGCGCTTGTCTGGAGTAGGGGGCGTGCGACAAAATCTCATCAAGCAACCGTGCAAGGCGGTCTTGGCATGCGAGAAATCTGGGAAGGGCGGGACTATGCGCCTGAAAGCGAAGCCCAAGGTGCAGGCAAAAGATGGGCGGCCATTATCCTCGAAGAACCTGGAGTTGGTGCGGATCTTGGCACCGTGCGCGCCAGGCTCCGGAGCGTCATAATCAGTGACCCGGTAGCCAGCAGCATAGCGACGAGGTATGGGGGGGGCAATTGCAGGGCGAGACGACGGAGCCAGGGCATGGGCATATATGGCCATGGATGCAGTGCCCAAAATGCCTGACACCAGCAGGGTGAAGGTGAGAACAAGGCCCAAGGATGCGGCCGGACCGAAGTCGTACATCCACCCCCACTTGGCCTTCTCCCAACGGCAGTCTGGCAACGACTCCATGTCCATCACGCACTTCTTCATTTCCAGGCTAAACGCAT